CGATCCTTTTTATTCGCTCCTTTCGCAAATGCCTTCTTTTTTAAATTCATAAAATTCATATCATATGTATTTTTAAGACGGAAATATTCGTGTAAACTTTGTAAGTAATCGAGTTTCTTTCCTGACTTCGAATGTCTAACTTCCCCTTCTCGCTCAATCTCAATAAAAGGGTTATTTTCCATTTCAATACGTGTAAGAGATGTCGGCACGTGTTGTAATACCAAAATTGGATTATTCGAGCAAATTAAATGCTTCAGTTCTTGGGTTGTCTCTAAATTAATTTCTTTCAACTGATTGTTTTCGACATTTAAAAATTCCAAGGAACCTGGGAGTTTTGTTAATGATTTTAATTCATTATCGGCTAAATTTAAATGGATTAAATTGTCTAATCCATCTGCATCAAAAGATTCTATGCTATTGTGTGATACATCTATCTCCTCTATATCTTTGGGTAAAAATCCCAGATCACGGATTATATGTCCACTACAATGGAGTATTTTCACAGATTCAGGGATATTAAATAGACTCGTTATTTCACCCGGATTTTCGATATAAATGGCTTTAATATTCGTAACATCCTTTTCTTTTAATATTGAAAAATCCACATCACCGCGCATTATATTTGAAATACGCAATTCACTTATTTGTGAAAAATCCACAATATCGATAATACTAGATAATATTGCTTGATTATCATTTTCAGATATAATTTCTTCACGGTCTTCTTGTTTACTCATTTTATATAAATAGATATTAAAATTTTCATCTATGTGACGTTAAATTTCCAATAGGAGTGCTCATTAAATTTTTCTGCTGAACTTGATAATATCGTATTCTATCTAAAATATGCTGCTGGTCCTTGTATAATTTCAGTTTTCTCTCATATTTAGACGGCTGGTTTTTGTTTGAGTAATATAAAAATAATCCCGCCACTGCGATAAATAAAACACCTACTCCTATATTCAGGACATTATTGTATATTTTTACTCTATTTTCATGACATATTTTCAAACGGTCCACTAGAAATTCCCCGAAATGTGTTTCGGTTAATCGTGGTTTATCATTTACTATATTATACATTATACTATAGAATTACAAAAATTAATATCCTTTCTTCGCTAATTCTATAAAAAAACTGCGGGCTCTACCTCATTCGACCCTATTGTATATGGATTATTCGAAAATATAATCTCTTGTAAATTACATGTTTCGTGTAACATTGTGTTTAAATAGAATATCATTTGGTCCATTGTATGAAAACTCGTCAAAAGACCATCTATATCAAATAATTTAAATAATCCTACTTTCATCAAAATATCCGTTTTGGAAATGATTAAATGTGTGGTTCCAGTCACTTGTATTGCTTTTATTAAACGTTTTAAATTCAACCATTTTATCTTTCTCTTTCTACCAGTAGTCACACCATACTCCTCTCCTGCTTCACCTACTGCGTTTAATTCTTTATTCTCAAATAAATATTCTGGAAATTCCGGATCGACCCCTGAACGTGTATCATATATTTTAGCAGCCCCATAAATATTTCTCACCAATTTTGGGGAAAATCCCAGACTACACGCACCATAAGGCAACGTCACACTCGAAGTTGTGTATGGATAGTTACCCTGATTTATATCCAACCAAAATCCCTGTGCTCCTTCACATAACACCTCACCGTGTAATTTCTCGTCCCATAAAAATTCGCGCAATTCTTCTACTTCCGATACACGTTTTCCAACCCGTCTATATTTATCACCATAACAAGGTGCTATACCTTTTGATGTTGTTCCCTGAACAGTCGCGATTTTAGCAATATCTTCTTCGATATGCTCATTCGTCACAATATGTGCTTTTGGTGATATCTTTATTAAAGATGTATTGAAATTATGGTCTTGTAAATACTTAATTTCTTCGAAAAACGCATCTATATTTACTACACAATCTGGTCCAATTATAGAGGGAATATTATAAAATACACCACTTGGTATTAAGTGTGTTTTAAACTTAATACCATCTACAAATACCGTATGTCCCGCATTATTTCCTCCTGCCCATCGGCATACAAAATCATATCTATTCGTCTTTGCTAATTCAGATACAATTTTTCCTTTCGCTTCATCGCCCCATGCTAATCCGCAACAAATATCTACCCCCGTAATCTTCATATTATACTATACATCAATTAAACCCAGTTGTTTATATATTATTTTTTCAATAAATAATATACAGTATCTTCTTTTCTACAAAATCTTTATGTTATGTATAGAATGTCTGAAGTTTCAACAAAAAAACCTTCTTCAGGTATAACCGCATTAATAATTATTTGTATAACATTTATTGTACCATTGGCCTTATGGTTTAGTGTAGCATATAGTGCTTCGGGAGGAGTCATCAATTCATTTTTATTGTTTTTAGGTATTTATGGATTCGCATTTTTAATTACATTAATGTATTACCGAATGGCTATTCAAGACGAGATGGAAGCAAAAATAGATAAAATAAATTCAAAGAAGGTGAAATCGATTGCTGCTACTACATTGGCTTCATTTTCACTCGTTTTAATTACCATTTTTGTTTTGGCGGTAAATCCTGAATTAGTTACAATATTTGAAAATACAATTGGTATTTGGTTTCTTGGAATAACCGGCAATCGATATTTTGCGAATGAAGTTTTTCATTCTGAAACATTTAGTAAATTAAGAGAAAATACAGAGGACAAAAGTGTTTTTGACCAATCCTTTTTACTAACACGATTTTCAAACGACAATATAGATGATTTTATTAATAAGATTAAAGAAAAATGTTCTGATGGAAGTAATGGAAAAATGAGTGAAGACTATCCATTCGATTTCAAACCCGATTTTAAAAATCAGGGACAAATTACCAAATTACGTGAACTAGTATCAACAAAACACCTGGTTGGTTACTTTTCCTGGATATATTTCACATCCATATTGTCTCTTATTATCAGTATTATATCAGTCACTATGAAGACAATGTAATTTTTATATTTCCATAATATATATACAAATGGAATCTGGACTTACAATGTTACTTCATTCTGCTGTTATAGGTCTCGTAGCCTATTTGGTTATGCTATATATTTTGGGACAAAAACAAGTCGTTGCTGAAAATAGAAGTATTGTATTGGCTGCGTTTGTATTAATATACATGATTGCTTTTGGACATGGTCTCCCAACAACCGTTAATAAGAATTTATATTAAACCTTTTTAATTTCAAAATTGTAAATTTGAAATTAGAAATCTATATTATTATTATTATATCAGTCACAATGATTCATCAATCTCATCATTATCTAATCTACAGATATGTCTACATATACTTCTACACATACATTTACATTTTTTATCAGTTCTACTAGGGTGTGTCTTATATGGTGGACAACATTTATTATGATAATCATCTAAATTTGGTCTATTTCTTTTATGAATTTCACAACAATTACACTGTTCAAATAGTGTGTATATCAAAAAACGTTCTTCTTTATCAAATATATCTTCAAATTCCCACGATTTTGTATTCGTTATTCGCATTATCATCGATTTTCTACACAACTCTTCTCTCAAATTATGAAATAATTTATAATGAGTTATACTACCCGAATATTCTAATATTTCATTCACTATTTCAATCGGTAGTATGGGTAACGTCATTCTATACATTAATAAAAATTATTTAAACCTTTTAAGTAAATAATTTTTATACGAGTCATGTTTATAGTTTATCTAAAGTCGTAAGTAATATAAAACAACTAAATAGGATAGGATTGCTATTCCAATAGATACAAACCAAACAGGGATAACCGTTTTATTTCTGTATCCTACGCCAAATTGTCTAAACTCCCCATCTTTTCCATATGCGAAATCGGGCTTCATAAAATGGAATATGGTGAAAGTCGTTAAAAATATAAATATTGCGATACTCGCCTTATTTTGTATTATCACTGATTTATTAAACATAAATAATTTATTGGTATATTATTTATGTATACATTTTTTTCGTTTTTTATACCGATGGACAATTACATAGCGGTATATAATCATATCATGCATCTTTTGCTCGTTTCGTATGTGATAATGTTTTTTCTCGGACTTGTTTGTTATCAAAGATGTTCATCGCATAATGTGTCTGAAACATTAAATTCTCTTTTATTTCACCCGTTGATATACGATAATTATAGTAGTCTTTCTCATACTCGTCGTAATCGTCATAATCCTCCTCGTTTGGCTTTGGTTGTATATTTAATTCTAACTTTGGTATACACGCATTTTTACACGGATTTATCGTTTTATGTATCGCATGTCCTAGTTTATCCCCATGTTTATCAAAACCATCCTTATATTTCACGAATTCCGCATCACCTACCAATTTGTTTTCTTCATCCTTCTTTTGCTCTTTTACGTAAAATATACCATTTTTCTTATCGGTTGTTTGGATAAACCGGTTGGGTTGCGTTTTATCATCCATGCATTCGAAAAATATTGTCTGTACATTGTCTGCTAGACTGATTTGATTATGTGCTATTTTATCATAATTTCCATTGAAAAATGTCTCTATACGTTCACAAAATCTGCTTGTGAAATCTGTTATTGATTCGGCATCCTTACACGTGTTTGTTAGATAGAAATTTAATGTGTTATTATGACTATTTGTATTGGTCGTATTATGATGGTCATTTCCTATAAGAGGCAATACTTCCTTTATAACTTCTGTTATTATTTTATTAGTCATATCTGACTGGTTTTCGTGGAGTCCTGTAATCATTGTATTCGTGTTGGATTGACTCTCTAATTGACTTTTAAAAAACATTACAAACATTTCCTTCATCTCTGCTTTTTCTATAAGCATATCTTTTTGATTTTTAAGCAATAAATTTATGATATTGTCTTTGTTATCTTCTTTTTGAATATCTACTTTCGGTGTTTGTTCTTGTTTATAATTACATTTTTTTTTGTGACCACATAATGAAGAGGCGTGCTTATAACTTTTTCCACAATCACACATATACACTTTTGGAGTTTTATCATTCGGATTAGTTAGTATTTGATGTTTACGGGTAGATAAATGACGAGTATAATCTTGTTTATTAAAGCATTTAAAGTTACATTGTTCGCAAGTAATTGTCTTGGAGTAATTGGGAGTAATTTTGTTAGTCATAAGTTAGTATACTATACTAACATAAAATACTCCTAAACCTCCTCCGCATAAAATATATACGTATTTAAAAAAATATAATGCAGCCATTTTTTTATTCTTGTTTTACAAAATACTGCATTATGATGTAAATCGTTATTTTAACAGTTTTTACCGTTGAACATTTCCAGCC